GGACTTTGCGGCGGGCTTACAGCCCGCCGACGCCCAGGTGCAGGTTCAGTACATTACGCCTAACACTGCGCGCATCGTCCGTACTTATGGAGTTATGGAGGACAACTCGGTCGTCGCGGAACGCGAATCCTACGCTAACCCTGCCGACGTTGCTGCGTTTCGCACCGTCGGGCGCGGTGTCACTATACACTGTACCGCCTCCGACCTATACAATGGCGGCACGGTCACAGCGGGTCAGTTTTGTGCCCCACCCAAGCCGACGCACACCCTCATGTCGTCGCTTAGTGAGGCCAATTTCACCAGTGCGGCAGCTGTCCTCTCCCGCACCTTCTTTGACATCGGCCTCGACGAGAACGCGCTCATCCAGATGTGCCCCGGAGCCCAAACGACGGAAGCGAAGCATGGAGTTTTCATGCCCCTCCGTTTGCTCGGCCCCTCGCAGGAGTTCGCGCGTCCGGCTATCGCCGCTGACCAGAAGGTAGTGATCAACGAACCGGGAGGTCCTCTGGTTCTCATGGCCGTCACCGAAGCCTGGAGCAATGGAGGAAGCCTCGCGCTTTCGGATCGCACCATGCCCACGTCCATGGCTGTTTTCAACAACCCACAGGGTTCGTACACCAACGGTGACGGGCAGCCATGGTGGATCGCAGCCTGCGTCGAAAACATCAATTCTGAGCCCGTTTATGACACCGCGTACGATCGGTGTGCTACGGGCGTCAGCATTTTCCGGGGTCTCAACCTCGAGGCATCGTACACGGTTCAGACGTACGTTTCCCTCGAGAGTGTGGTTAACTCGGATTCCGTTTTCCGCAGCATCACGAGCCCGGGCGCGCCTTTCGATTCGCGCGCGTTGCGCGCGTATTACGACATAGCTAACAGCATGCCCTTTTGCTACCCCGCGTCTTACAACGAGCTGGGTTTTCTTTTGCCTTATATCACGGAGGCGCTGTCGGTCCTCGGGCCGGCAGCCGTCAGTGAAGGTTACAAGATCGGCAAAGCTGCTATCGGCTATGTGGGAGGAAAGGTACGCTCCATGTTCGTTACGCCTTCGCAGCACAATCCGACTCCGTCGATGCGTGCTGAGATTAAGGCGCCGCCGAGGCCTGCCCACC